CGTTTGATTTTCCTGGAAAAAAGGGAGTGCAGCAAGAGCATGTTGTCGAAGATAAAACCATTGCCGATATGCTGAGGAACGCAAAACCGGGAGAAAGGGTTTTTGACACCAACTCCACGAAAACCCTTAAGGCATGGCAAGGCAAGTACGGAGGCACGAAAGCTCACGATATACGTCATGCGATAGCTAGCGAGATAGCAGCGGCGGAAATTAAGAAGCAAATTCCGCCGCAACCGAAAAGCAAAACTGCGCGTAAAAAACTAATTAACGAAATAAGCGCAGTGGTGGCGGCAAAGTTAGGGAATGAGCCAGCTCAGGCGTATGGCACGTACATTGATAAGGATTTATGGGAAAAGGTGCAAATACAATGAAAGACGAATCAAGTTCGATGGAATCAGACGAGGACAGCGGAGAATTGAAAATCGAGGGAGACGATTCTATTTTGATGGAATTTGACGAGGCGAGCGGGGAATGGGAAATCGCCGCGAAACATGACTTCGATTTCATCTACGACCTGTTCAACAAAATCAACGACGACGATGCCGCCGATACAGCCGATGCAGCCGATATCCCAAAAAAAAAACAGGGATTGAATGAAGAAGACTGGCCGCTCAAATATGCCAAACTTCAGCCCGGAATTACTAAGACCCAAAACGGAGTTTCCTACGTCCTCAACCAAAACTCTCGTTGGGAACGGGCAGACAAAAATAATGGCGACGGCAGTGGAATATCGGGAGCGACTTCTCAACCCAATCAGCCTGACGACGACCCGCAAACTAATTTTGACCCGTCCATGCCAATGCAGGGCATCCCTGGATCGGTCCCTAATCGCCCCGGCATTGGTGGAGTTCGCAATGTCCCGTTTGATCCAAAAGATAAAGAGGGTGTGAAAAACGAAGGGAGTGGCGACGAAAGTGAAAGTGAAAGTGAAAGTGAAAATGTAGAAGTAACCGCCAGCCCTGAAATGCTTTCCGACATTAAAGACGGAAATTTTTCAAATGACGCCTTATTCAAAATAGGATTGATCCTAGGCGTTTATTTGATTGGCGGAAATAAAGCAATGAGTTCACGGCTCATCAAGCTGCTGATGGATAATGGAAACAAGAAAGACAGTAGCAGCGACGACAAAAACAGCGACGACAGTGCCCCTGAGAACAGTTCTCCAGACAGAGTCGAAGCTCCTGAAGGTGTCATTGAAACACCCGACACGCTCAAGGCACGCCTGCGAAAAAATCTATTCAATAGACTTCAGAAGTCGATTCAGCATCAAATTGCCGATGACATTGCAGAAGACGAGGCAGCAGCAAAAGCAAAGGCGGGATTCGAGGAAGGCAACGACCCCTCTTCCCTGGACGATGGTGACGACAGTGAAGTTCCAACCAGTGAAGAACTAAGGGGAGTATTCAGAGACGGTGAACGTGAAGGTTTAATGGATGAGATCGGCAATTACCCTAAAGAGATTCGCGGTATTGCAGAAGAAGAGTTTCCCGGTGACCTAAATGGGCAAGCCGTCTTTGCGGAAATGACGGCGGAAATACACAAGAACGCTGCTAGTTTGAATAAAGAGATTTTCAGTGCAAGGAACAGTATTCTTGGCGGTCTTTCGCCAGCAGCTAAGGCAAAGATTAGGAAAGTCCTGGATTCTGGCGGAGATTTAGCAAGTTCAAAGATTGAAGGTTTTGCTTTCGATCAATTGTCGGAAGATGCCCGTAACAACTACCCGGTTATCTTCTCAGGTCAACAGCCGGGAGAAACAGACGAAGATACTATCCTTCAAATGTTCCAAAAACGAGACAATGACTTCAGAGTTCCGCCGATGCACGATGAAGAGTTTGTCGGGCAAGCATTAAGGGAAATAGAGTCGATGGAAAGAACGGCGATGATGGATGAAGGTGGCGGGGCAGTTGAAGGCTATGAAGATGGATATAGCGGGCTAGATGATAGCCAAATAGATGCAATGGCAGGATTGCCGCCAGTCGAAATAAACGAAGATAGCCCAGGACTACCAGAAGACAGTAGGGATTTTGACCTGACTTCTCCTAGTGGCAGTTCTATTTTTGACCAGAATAGATCAGGGAACGGTAATGACTATATACCAAGAGATTCGCGACAATCAGCAAGCGGCTACCGAAAAAGTAAACGATACAAATACCGCAAAGGTTTACGGATGGCGGTCAAATATGCAATGCAGGTCGGTAGCGTTATAAATAAAGACGGAAAAACTTACCGCCTGAACCGAAACCATCGTTGGGAGAAACTCGAAACGCCGAGCGGAGGTTCCGATAGCAGTCAATCAATGTTTGGGTTTGATTTTGAAGAAGGGCACGAACCCGATGGAGAAGGCGGAAATAAAGAACTAAACTTTGGGTCATTTAGTCCGAGGACACAAAAGAGTTTTCGTAACTCGGTTCAATAGAAAAAGACACTCACAAAAAACGATATAGATTTAAGTGGTTGCAAATCTTATTCGTTTTTTGTACATTTCAGGATGAAAGGGCAATTGCCCATAATCTAAGGCTACGAAAACAATTCGAGCCAGTTATTCCATTTCGGATTAGCTGGCTTTTTTCGTTTGAAAGTCGAGAAGCCAATCTCTCATTCATTTTGTCTATGCCAACTCTTGAACAATCCGACATTTCCTCTCTTCGGCCAACAACGATTGTCGGCCAGGAAGAAGGGGAGTTTGTCGCGTTCGAGCATGTCCCTGTTTTTGATGAACATATAGACGATGAAGGGGTGGTTTACGATGAACGACTCCTGCGGATCATCTGCGACAACCAAAACCGTAGGATTCAAGGCACTGGCGATTTCGTCGCAATTGTTGTTGGCCACACTCCCGACGAAGATTCCAGCAAGCCCGATCCTCCTGTAATCGGGTTTGCTGGTCCGTTTAGCGTGGGCATTCTGAATAAAGCAAGTCCGCGTTGGGCTATCTTCTGCAAGATGTGGGTTTTCCCTGAGTGTTTGGATTTATTCAAGAAGAATCCACGTCGCTCAGTTGAGATTTGGCCGGAAGACCGACCAGAAAACCGCTACTTCGATCCAATCGCCGTTCTTGGCGCTGAGACTCCCCGGCGAGATTTAGGGTTGCTTTACGCGAAGACGATGAGGGTGATTCGCTACTCCCGTAAGTCCAGCAATTTCGGTTCGCCCAAGAAATATGAAGCGTCGGTAGCTTCCGGCTCCAACACGTTCATTCCTGGCGGTGGCAACGAAAAACCACGCAAAAAAAATCAGTATTCTGAAACCTCTAAATCAATCCAGTTAAACCAAGAACAATCTGAGGAAGGCTTTACTATGCCCATTTCCGCTGACGATTTGACAGCTATCGTTTCCGCCCTGAAACCAATGGTTCAATCCATGATCGCAGAAGCGATTCCAGTCCCCGAAAACTTCGATGTTGACCCGGCTGCCGAGTTGATGAAAGAAGGTGAGTTGGGTGAAGGCATTGAAGAATTTGGTGAAGATATTGACGATGACCTAGGCATGGACGATGACCTAGGCATGGACGATGGCCTAGGCATGGACGATGGCCTGCCCGGTCCTCCACCTGAACCCGACCCCCTTTCTGACGAGGATCGCAACTACGCTAAACGTCGAGTCAATAAACTTCAAAAGTACATGGAAGATGACACGCCGAACAAAGAAGGCGCGGAAGACTACATGAAGTCAATGGACGATGAAGACAAGGATTTGGTAGATCGCTACATGAAAGAATGTGGCGACGATGAAGATTCTGAAACCTATGACGGACCCGAAAAAGCAGCCAAGAAACTTTACAAAATGCTCGGCGGAACCGCAGATGCAGTCGGTGGCATCATGGGAGGTGGGAAGAATAAAAAGTACGGCAAAAAAAGAACGAAAGCGTCTGGAATACAGCAGCAAATGAGCCGGGCGGCTGTCGTAGATATCGTCAAGAAATACCGAAAAATTGCCGCTAATGAAACCGCCAACAAATACAAGAAGGCCCTCGGTGAATCTCAAGCAAAAACTGAGAAATACCGAAAAGAGTCCTCTGAACTTCGACACAAGTACGCTAAGGCCAAAGAGTTAATTGGCAGCCTGGAAGATGAAAAAGAAGCGTTGACTTACAATGAGCGACGCGCGATCCGCTATTCCAAACTGAACGAATTGCGATCTGAAGGTTACGCTCTCGATGTTGACGAAGAATTGACTTTCTCCCTTCCCCTGGACGAGGATCAATTTGAAGGCCATTGCACACGAATTGCCAATCACTACTCCAAGGCACCAATGAACACGTTGGACTTCGGCAGTAATGAGGAAAGATTGCCAGAAGGCGAACGTCAGAATCAAGCCAATTCCAAGACTATGGCGGAGAAAGCGAAATTTGCGGTTAGCAAGTATCGCAAGAAGGGTGTGAGTCTGGATTATTCAAAAACACTCAAGCACTACATGGAAAAGAAGGGGAAAGTTGACGAAGACGAAATGGTGAAAGTCTGCAAAGACTAGGAAAGACAGACCCAGCAGACCCAGCAGACCCAGCAGACCCAGTAAACCCAATAAACATTAACGGAGATTCAATATTATGCCTTTTGCAATTCCACAACTCAAAGCGTCAGGCGTAATCCGCCCATCCCGATTCGTCAAACTTGACTCTAGCGAAAACAACTCTGTTCTTGAGGCAGATGCTGGCGAACAGACTTTTGGAATCAGCCAAGAAGGAACCAAGGATGTCCCTTACGGCAGTGTCGTTAACGCAGCAGAAGATGGCGATTTAGTTCGCGTGCATCCAATGGGGGCCTATTGCTTGATTGAGATTGGCACCGGCGGCTGCAGTCCTGGAACCAAACTGAAATCGGACGCAGACGGCAAGGGCGTTGCGGCTACTGGTGATCAGGAATGGTTTGGGGCTATCGCAATAGAAGCAGGTGCCGCCGGTGAAAAAGTTTCTGCATACTGTTGGGGCGGCTATATTTCCATTGCATAACTTGACGTTTTTGAACTAATCCTTCTCGGTGGATTAACTGACTGAGAAACCTTTTTTACTGAAAATTTACTGGGTATCGGAACAACCGAACCCGCAAACAGACAGTTTCCCGTTTGTCTTTGCAGGTCGGTTGTCGTGTCCACCCACAGCACCAACTCCCCTCCTTCCTGGACGAGATACTTTTAAGCAAATTGCTCAGCAGCATTTTCGCAATTAACAGTATTTCTTGACGGTGCATTCTTGGCCGTTTGCGGGTTCTTTTAACCAAAAGGACTTACGAAAATGACAGCTTCAGCACCTTCAGGAACTAACACCTACATCCCCAGCCACGAAGCCTCTGGTTACATGGTTGTTAATTTTTCGCGGAACCCTGCAAAGTTTGCCCTTGCTGACTACGTCCAGTACGTAGACGCGAAGCAGAATGTCGGTCGTTACTTAGAAATGACTGTCGAAATGGCAGGACGGCTCATCAACGGCGATTTAGCTGACCTGAATTGGCCAGACGGCGCGGATGCTCCGACTGGCGAAGAAGGACAAGAATCGTTTGAATTCAAAGCGTACACAACCAAGCGGAGAGCGTCTCCTTATCGGATTGGTGAGTTGGCCGCTGAACAAGCTGGATGGGATATTCTTGCTCATCATGGACGCATCCATGCCCAGCGGATGATGACAGCACGGACGCAAATGGTTCAAACTCTTTTGCAAAGTTCGAGCAATTACGCTGCTGCTCACACTTCAGCAGTTAGTTCAATTTCCGGCGTGACTGGCAAGCATGACGTTTCAACGACGGCTCGCCAGGACATCAAGCGTTCACTGGACTACGCCGCTGACATTATCCGCCAAGCGACATTAGGCGCGGTTGAACCAGGCGATTTAATTTTTGTTTGCTCGCCTGGATACGCTCGAAAAGTAGCCATTTCGCAAGAAATTGTTGACTACCTCAAGGGATCTCCTGATGCCAAGAGTCATATTCAGGACGGACTTGGGCCAAATGCTCAATACGGCCTGCCTTCTTCGCTGTATGGATACCCTGTCCGTGTCGAGGATACGGTGAAGGTGACAAGTCGCAAGGGTGCCACTCGTGCGTCGTCCTATGTCATGAGCGACACTTCGCCAATGATGCTTAGCCGTCCCGGTGGCCTTGAGGGCGTTGAAGGCGCTCCATCGTTCTCTAGCTGCACTTTGTTCCTGAAAGAAGACATGACGGTCGAGGAAAAATATGACCGTGACAACCGAGTCCATAAGGGACGGGTGGTCGATGACGCTGGTGCGGTAATCACTGCTCCATCTGCCAGCTTTTTGTTCACGGCAGCAGTTGATTAATTAGGTAGATGGAGGAAAGTAACATTCCTCTTTTTGCTTACCCCCGTTTGAACGGCGGTAGTTCCTTTGCCTCGGCTGCCGCCGTTCATTCTGGTTTGATTTGGTTGGTTGTTTGGGTTTGCTTGAGATTCTTTGTCGTCCAGAGGAGAAGGAGTTAGTTCCGCTAACACTTTTTTGATTCATGACTGCTTTTGCCACTTCCGAAGACATGATTGCCCGATACGATTCTCGCACGTTAGGCGATATGTGCAAGGATAACGGCGAACGGGCGACAGAAGTAGACCTGACGACTAACGTGGCAATCTTGGCTGCACTGGATGATGCCAGCGGGCAAATTCGTGCGTCATTACTTCGAGGAGGACGCTACACTTCAGTGCAGTTGGCGTCACTTACGAATGAGAGCCGGTCTTATCTGAAATCAATCACCTGCATGATTGCGTATTGGAATCTCTGGCGAAGAAAGCCCTACCTCAATTCAGAGATAAGAGATCAGACGGAACGTCAAGCGAATGAAATCTTGAAGATGCTGAGGGGAGGCGAAGAAGTGTTTGAGGTTGACGTGGTTATTGACGCTGGCAAACCGCAAGTGGACACGGTTACGCGAGTGCAGGCAAAACAGTGGAACACGCTGACGGGAAAATGCAGGCCGCGTTTTTATCCAGCAAGAAGAACGAATCAGGGTAGTTAGACTTACCGGAACAGGAATCAGAAAACATGGCAGTTCAACACGTCTCAACCGGACCGGTTCTCGTCTCATGGAATTCGCTAAATCTAGGATTCTCCCGCGATGGGGTTAGCGTAGTTGTTGATCCCATGTGGGGCGACATAAAAAGCGACGATTGGGGCGGAGAAGGTGGCGCGCCTGCCGACACCCAACTTCTTGGCAGTACCGGCACTATCCGTCTGGAAATGACCAAGTACGACAAGGCGGAGTTTGAGAAATACACTGCATTCGTGAAGTTAGGGACAGCTTACACCCTGCCGGCGCTAGGGACATTTATTCGGCAAGGAAACAACTATGCTCCGCTTGTTTTGACGGGAACAAACGCAATAACAACTTTTGCAATCGCGTTTCCACGATCTGCGATTGAAGTTAATAAGGGGACGAAGTATTCAACAGCGATGGTTAGTTTTGAAGTCTGGAACAACACGAGCTTGGTTCTTGCAGTTGAATCTTCGCCATAAGGTATTTTGAGAGTCTGGAAAACTGAGGCAAAACTGAGGCAAAACTGAGGCAAAAAGGCAAATGAATTTTCTATCTAAGTTATTCGCATGGCTGGCTGAATTCCCTCTTCCCTGGACGATAGGGAACGGAGAAAAATTGACAACGGTTCAGATTGAAATTCCTGAATTGCCAATTAAATCGCCAGATTCACCACGTCCTTCGCCAAGCTCTACCCGCGATATTTTCACGTTCTTCGACGGCAATAGAGGACGCACAGTTGACCCGATAACTGTTCTCCGCGCGATGTCGGCTCACTCCGATATTGTTTTTGAGGACGAAATGAAGGCGTTGTCAGATTCGGCAGAAAATGAAACTGAACTATCTCTGGAAACAATCATAAATATAGAGAAGTTAACCTGCGATTGCTTTGAAGTGAAGTCGTTTAAGGATGGCGTCGGCATGACTCATTTTGAGCTGCATCGTCTGTTTTACGATTTCATTTCTTATTTGGATCGGCTTAAAAAAAAACACAACCTTGGGCAGACTCGGCAGCGATCTTCGGCACGGGAGCAATCCCCAGCAGCGAAAGAACCGACACCGGCGAACTGACCTACGAAGCGCAGGTTGGTCTATGGCTTAATGCTCGCCGGGCAAGTGCAAGGATTGGCTTGATAACAATTCAGGCAATTGGATCTGTATTCAATGGACTGGACAAGGAATACTACCTAGCGAGCGCAGAAACAGAAAAGGAAGGCGAAGCAAGGTTCAACATGGACGAAGCGAGGTCTAAAATGGGTCAATCACTAGGGGAGGGGGGGCGTCGGAGGTAATGCCTGCGATTATTTACAACGACACAATTTCCAATCCAGAAAACCTCCACAACCGCCAATCCCCTTCTCCTGGACGATAATAAAATCCCCTCATGCCTGCTCCTGCTCTACTCGCCGCTGCTGGTCGTATCCTGCCTTCTCTCATGAAGGGCGGAGGAAAGTCTTCATTAATGTCCGGGATTGCCGAGGGAGTAGTAGGCTCATTCGGTGGCAAGAATGAAGACGGATCAATGGACGTAGGAAATGTGACGAACATGCTGAGTTCGTTTGCGCCCAACAAAGTCATTGAGAGTAGAGGATCTTCGGTAGAAGGAAACATTGGCAAAGAAGCGTCTGGGATGCTGAAGGAGGGTGCCCTCAATATGTTCAAACCGCTGGGGGCTATCCAGAACGCGCTGGAACTAACAAAGCTCCCAGGAAAATTAGTAGAATGGGGTGACTCACTAATTGACTCGAAGAAATACCTCGCTGAATACAATGGACAAATAGCCCGCGCGGTGATGAAAGATCAGTTTGCCGACTTCCAAAGGAATGTCGAAGTCGGCAAAGGGATCGGCGGCACGCAGGATTTTATGACTGATGCGGTCAATGATCTAAAAGACGATTTTGTGCCACTGCAAACTACCGCCACGAATATAACCAACGCTGTCGTAGGTGGACTGGCAAATCTGACAAGTACCGCGATTGGAATTGCAGACCAAATGACAGGAGCAAGCTGGTTCCTTGAAAAAATCAATGAAGGGATTGAAGCCCTGGTAGGCAAAGGCAACAAAGACGACAAATTGCCTGCTGAAGCTTTTTTTCGCAATATTAAAGAAGGACATTTCAATAATCCTAAACAGCAGGTGAAGAAACCACCTCGTCCAGGGGAAGGAGGTTTTCGCCGATAATGTCCACGATCACCTATAACGGCGTCACGATAAAAGACGTTTTAACTGATTCGATTGAATCTTCTCCAGTCTATGATAATGCTGGCGGTGTGGATCGCATCTACACTAAAGTCACAGTTTCCGTTACCGGCCATATCCACAACTTAGAGGATCACGACTTAGGAACGTATGCCGGACCCGAACTAGGAAACGGCGAAGCAAGGGAAATCATTCGCAGGCTAAACATGCCCCGAAGGGAGTTTCAGTTCAAAGTTGGCGACAATGTTTTTCTGGAGGCTAAGCCAGCGGCAAACGTAGCTTTGGCTGGCGGTGAAAGTGCGGCTGTGGTGATGGACGTGAACCACGGCCCGCGACCGAATGCCAGTATCATGGACATTGTCGGCAAACATACCGCGAAGGTGAGTTTCAAGGTTGAGCTGGCATTATTGCAATGCGGAACGAACGCTTCTCCGATTGACGGCGTCACTAACCTTCGGTGGTGGTACACAGATGACATTGATGCAAATTGGTATACGACGCGAACTTGCACTGGAATTCTGAGAGTCACCCATAAGCAAAACATTCATTTACTAAGGGGGCTGGTTTATCCGCCATTGCAGGGAGGATTCCTTCGCGAGTCAATCAGTTTAAGAGAAGATTCCAACGGATTGGAGTTGCATTTCGCCGTTAAGGATGTTGAAAAATATGCTCTAGCTCCTAAGCCCGCGACAACTTGGCGGGGTTCTTTCAAGGTGATGACTAGCAACGCAATCAATTCGTTTGGTAGTGTTGATGTAACTTTGTGGGGACCAGCAGACGTAAGCCAGCAAGAGTTACTGAGCCTGGGCGCGAAGATTATTGACAGCAAGTTGCATATCGCCAAGAAGGCGGGAGGCGATAAAGTTTTCTTGTTGCAGCATTCAGCATTTGAACACGCCCTTCACGAAAACAGTGTTACTTGTTCGGCCCAGGTCAGGTACGTCGGCAATGGAGCTGATTTAACTTTGCTGAATATCATGTCTCCCAATGGAGAATTTGGAAGCAAGGTCAACTTGCCCGGGTATGACCCCCGTGCGGCAAGGGGAGTTGCCCCTACTGCGGGAATCGCGTCTATCGTTGCCGGTGAATTGCAAGAGCCGTGCAACAAGGCAATTCTGCCATTTGGATGCGTGGGTGAAAGTGGCCCGCAATATGGCACGCCGTGTCCTCCGGTAGTGCAATACCAAAAGGGAAGTCTGACACCATATAAAGAATCTCCAATATCAAAAGATCATGAAGATTACCCTTACAACGAATATCTGCTAACAAGTCAGATTTTGACGAATGAAGGGGTTTCTAGTTTGCCCGCGTCAATCGACTACAGCCTGCAAGGTTACGCAGATTCTTTCACTTCGGGAAGCAGTTCATCGCCAAACAACGCAATCATTCGGATGCACAAACCCCAAGCAACAAGAATCATTCGCGTTGAAGCGGAAAGGCTAGGTAAGGCTCCACAAGTTCCCAAGCCGGTTTCATTTACGGATACGAATGGGATTGTTCATACGATAGTTCGCAGTGAAATTATTCCTGCTGGAACTGAGATTGCCCCGGACGGAAAAACCAAGATATTCAACGTAGAAGCTACTTATGTTTGGTCTTTGAGTCGCCCGCCCTCGGAAAACAGCAAAATGCCACCGGGGAGTCTTCCCTACTACTCCACTGGGACGATCAGCACGGAAGAGCCAACCGTTGAGTTTTTCAGTGGAATCATCAAGGATCAAAGTTAGGAATTATCAACCATGACAATCGGATTCTCAGACTTCTTTACCAAATCAGGAAAGGCTTTCCACGTAGCGGCTACTGCTCAGGCTGCGGTGCTAACAACGGTTCCCGACGAAGTCGAGGACTATGTTCAACAATTCGGGTCTGGCGACTCGCTGGAAATTCATTCGGTCAATGATGAAATTTTAGGCGCAGTCGATTCTTTCAAAAGCACAGGGGAATCAATTCTCTTTTCCCTGGCCGATGCAATTGAAAGATTGTTGATTCAGGTAGTTGATGCAGATAATCCATTGGCAAGGCGAACAGTAGATGCCGCTTTGTCTGAATTTATTGCACAAATGATTTCAGAATCGGATTCAGTCGATGCCAGCACTGTCGGCGCGACAGTCTCTTACGGTGGAGGGAATTCTGGCGATGGCGTTATCGTGGTCTCAACCAAGCGGCCTGATGGCAAGATCAATGAACATATTTTACCGGAAGATCTAGAACTTTCCGTATCTTCTGTTCTGGCAACTGGTGCGGCTTCCATTTCGGTCAATGGCGAAGAATCTGTTGATAGGCTTTCCGTGGAATGGCCCAAAGGCAGCGGGGCAAGTTCCACTCTAACGAGCGTAGTTGGAACAAGCGGAAATAATTTAGTCACTTCTGGCAACTTGGAATCCGTCAATGAATTCGAGATTGACCTGCCTTCAGGCTGGATTGCAAGTGTAGCAACGCTTGGGACGACGGTTAAAATGTCTTTGCCGGAAGTGCAGACCGTCATCATGTCCGATACTCCCACTGCGGGATATTACACGCTGAGCTTTACCGACAAAAACTCCAAAGTTCAAACCACAACCCCGATTGTCTATCACGCCGGTCAGTCTACGGTTCAGACGGCATTGCGGTCATTGTCTGGACTAGAAAACGTCTCCGTTGTGACCACGGGGACTAGCCCGGATTACACCCACACCATTACCTTTGCCGGAGTGCCTAATCCGGGCCAGCTTACAAGCAATAACCAGACAACGGACGGCAGTATCGCTCACGCGACAAGTACGGCGGGAAGTGCGAATGTGGTCCGGGGAGCAAGGAGCCTAGAGATTGATTCGGATGGTTCTGAATTGACTACTCTTAATGTCCCAGTGACTTTGGCGGGAAATACTCAATACGCATTTAATGCGTTTTTGAAAACCGATTCGGTTCCTGCTGCCGGCGTGTTGACAGTTGACCTAGTGGACGGAATCGGCGGAGCCGTCATTGCTGACGGAGCATCCGCTAACAACACATTCACAATTGACGCAACCGGACTGACAACGGCATGGGCTGCAAGTAATGGGGCTTTCAGGACTCCCTCCACCTTGCCGGGCAACGCCTACTTGCGGATCAGGGTTTCAACTGCGGTGTCCAACACTTCATCTATTTTTATTGACGAAATTTGCATGGTGCCAATGACCCAACTTTACGCCGGAGGCATTTGGGCTGCATCGTTCACTGGCCCCTCTTCCTGGACGACTAGCGACACCGCGAAAATCGCAGCCACAAATGACCGGGCTGGCGGTCTGCACGAATGGATGAACCGATTCTTTGATCTAAGGGTTAAGGGGATTTTGATTCCGAGCAACGCGGCGGGAAGCGAAACGATTGCGGACTCTTTGATCGGGTAATATATGGACAATCTATTGACGAAGGTGAAGATGATTTTCGTTTCCGTTGTCGTCCAGGGAGAAGGGACCGAGGAGCTGATTGTTTTTTGATTAAGGCAGACTGAGGCAAAAAAACTATGACTGAACCGCTGCGAATCAATAAAGATTTAGACAAAATCCTCCTGCGGATCAGGGATCGCTTAATCGGCGATGACCGCATTGACACCGCCACTGACGACTCTGTTTACGTGACCCTTCTTCCGAATATTATTCCGCCTTCACCTGCTGACATTTGGTTTGCGGTAGCCCCTTCGCTCAGTGGTAGATTTGACGACAGATCATTCGATGGCGGTGGCCTGGAAATGGTGGAAGCGGACACTTCGGTGATCGTAAAGATATTCACTCAGTTTCAGGTCGATGAATATGGGCGAAGTTTGGAATTGCTGACAAATCCTGAACGCGGCCTGCTATTGGAAGCCAAGAAGGTTTTACGCAGCTTGAGTGAATTGGAGCTATTGGATGAAGAAGGGAATCGGATTCTCAACCAGCCTATGATTCCTTCCGACTATGGGATTGAATTTTTAGCGGAAGGTAGAGTTGGTGCTTTCGTGCTGGAGTTTGCGATTCTTCACAACTGGGATGTCGCGAACGACTTCTAAAGAAACACTAAAAAACCATGCTCACGCTCAACAGCCAATCTTTACTCCCTGATATTGATTTTCAGGTTTCGGATTTTCTGCTTAGGTTCCAGCCTACGGAAGATTTGCGAAGTCAGGTGGAACCGATCTGTCGGGTTAATTCTCGCAGTGATGGAAGAGGTCCGGTAGGGTTGCCGACGCCCCCTTATCCTCCAGTCCCTGAGATTCGCACTCAGCAACTTTATTGGCCGACTGGCGCGAGTAGGTGGGCAGTGGGATATTTCCTGGCATCGGCGGAAGTGACAAATAAGCTAGTTGCTCAATCCAAGTCGTCTGGAGGTTGGTCTGCTTTGACGTTAAAGTTCAAACAGGACGCAATTAACCTGCCCGCAGCCAACCGAGTAGACACCGAAATCGAAGCCAAAGTTTACTTACTTCCACCTCGCCCAGTTCCCGCGATAGAAGGAAACGATAGATTATTTCTCCTTCCCCTGGTCGATCAGCGTTATTGGTGGCAGTTCAAGTCGATTGGAGATTTTCAGGTTACTTCATCGACAACGTGGGATGCGTTAATCTCTCAAATTGGGACGCAAATTGGAAAGACGATATCTGCGGATTCGATTTCTTCCGCTTACTTGAAGCCCGATCCAGAAGAATTGACACGAAGGTATGACAATGCAGCGATGCTTCTAGATGCGGTTGCGCATTCGCTGGGAAGGAGGGTTGTTGTTAATTACAATGAAACGATCACCCTGCAAGATTTTCCAGCGGCAGAAACTGCATTGAATGCGAACGTTTCTCATGTGTGGCCTAGAGTCGCGGGTGGCAAAATCATTGTTGGCCCGATCCCTGAGAACGTGAAGGTTGTATTCCGCAAAATAGCTGGAGGAGTGAAAGACGCCGAATCTGGCGTTTTCGTGTATACAAAAACTCCAGATTCGGACCACGGAGGATCGCCAATTTCAGGTTTGTCTAAGGTGTTCCATTCATCGGCATGGGCTGATTTTACAAACAAAGGTAGCACGCCGGACAATGGCACAGAATTAGATTCGCTCGCATCCCAAGTGTCGTCAGATTACTTCTCTGGGCTAAAAAAACGATATGACAGGACGTATGCTGGATCAGTGAAGTGGACACCCAGTTCGTTTGATGACCACGTTTTGTTTTCTCTGGGGACGGAGATTGAAGGGGCAAATTTAACTCCGAATGAAGAAGGGAGCGGAGCAAGGAGGCTGACGACAAGGATTCAATCGGCGGGGAATAATTTCCACACAGAGAACCAGTTGAGCCAAGGAGTTGACGTTGAACCCCCTGCATCCAACATCCGCTTCACTCTTCCCGGCACGCTGGCAATCACAGAGTCCAGCAAAGCATCTTGCACGGTGCGGAGCTTTTGGGGTGGTGATGATCCCGGTGCTACAGTCACGGTTTACAACATGGCTGCTGCAACTGATTTTGTGTTCGAAGGCGCATCGGGAGCCTTCGGGAAAGCGGAATGGGACG